TAATTATGGTGTTTATACTGTAAATAGTATTGATTACTTAGGCGTAGAATTTAGCGTGGAGATAATTACATAATGTACGAAGTAGTAAACGGAATTACAGTTAAAGACAAGTTCTTTGATAAAGGAGAAGTTGTTGGCAAAAAAGATATTCCACAAAAAAGTATTTCTTGGTTAGTTGAACAAGGAGAGCTTGTTAAAATTACAAAAAACTATAAAGAAAAAGCATTACACGAAGTTGCTATGGATATGGCAAAGGAAGAAGAATAATGGACAAAGAATTTAAGTCAATAGACTTTGCTTTAGATAACGAAGCAGAAGGTAAAGTTGAAGCAGTTTTTTCTGTATTCAATAATGTAGATTCAGACGGAGATGTAGTTTTACCAAACTCTCTAAAATCATTTAAAGGTTTAGAAGGCGAAGTACCAATGGTTTGGTCTCACAAGTGGGAGAATCCTATTGGTAAAGGTCGCATTGTTCAAGATAACGACAAAGCAACATTCAAAGGCGAGTTCATAATGTCATCAGAGAGTGGCAAAGAAGCCTATGAGATTGTAAAAGCTATGGGAGATTTGCAACAATGGTCATTCGGATTCCAAGTTGATGACGCAGAACAAGGAACATTCCAAAAAGACGGACAATCACAAGAAGTAAGGTACATTAAATCTGCTACTGTGTTTGAAGTCTCTCCTGTTCTAGTTGGTGCAAATCAATCAACTTACACAGTTGCAGTTAAAGAACAAAAAGAAAAAGATGTAAAAGATGTTGAATCAGGTCTTAGATTCACAGATGAAGCTGATAATGTGCTTATCACAATTAACAACTTCATTGATAGAGCAAAAGAACTTACTTCTTTGCGTATAAAAAAAGGCAAATCATTGTCAAAGTCTGCTCAAGATTCACTTATGCAGATTCAAGACCGAATCCAAGAAGTCTATAACGATTTAGACTCCATACTTGGATTAGGAGAAGAAGAAGCAGAGCAACCTAAAGATGATATTGACGCACTTTGGCTAAATACACAAGAAGTCTTGGCAAGAAGTCAAGGCATAATTAATGAAGGAGAAAATAGTCAATGAGTAAAATCAATGAACTAAATCAACAACTCCACGCATTAAGAGAGACTCAATTTGAAGCTATCAAAGAGATGAAGGACACCTTTGAAGGTGGCTCAGAAATTTCTGTTGAGAAAAAACAAGCTATTGAAGATAGAAATATCGAAATTGAGAAACTTAATGAAAAAGTTAATGAATTAAATGCTCTTAATATTGAAGAAGCAAGACTAGAAGAAGCATTAGAAAAAGGCAAAGAAGTAAAATCTATGCCAATCCACGAAGAAAAAGGACAAGAAGCACCAAAGTCTCTTGGACAACAATTTATGGATTCTTCTGCTTACAAAGGTTTTATGGACAATGGACAGAAAAATGTTAATTCTGAACTTAAGTGGAATCCAAAAGTTGAATTAAAAACAACTTTAACAGAATCAGGTTATCCACCTGCTGTAACAAGGTCAGACTTAGTAGTACCTACTGCTACACTTGACCCACTACAAATACCTGACTTAATTGATACAATCACAACTGACAACTATCAATACAAGTATTTGGAAGAAACAACATTCACAAACAACTCAGGTGCAACTGCTGAAGGCTCAGCTTTAGGCGAAAACGCACTTGCTTTTACAGAGAGAACAGAGAACATTCGTAAGATTGGCTCATTCTTACCTGTAACTGAAGAATTGTTAGCTGATGTTTCAGCAGTACAAGGATATCTTGACTCAAGATTACAAACAATGGTTAGACTTGCAGTTTCAAGTCAAATTATGGAAGGTAACGGTACTGCACCAAACTTAACAGGTATCTTAAATGCTTCAGGAATCAATACTTTTGATTACTCAGCATTCTCAGGTAACCTAAAGAGAATTGGTCAAGTATTTGAAGCTATTACTGAAATTCAAAAAGATAGCTTCTTACAACCTGACGCTATTGTTATGCACCCTTCAGATTGGTATCAACTCGTTACAGAAGTCAATGCAGTTACAACAAGTGGTAGCTTAAACCCACTATTTGTTGGTGCAGGAAACTTCGGTGGTGGTGTTGCACCTACACTTTGGGGATTACCTGTAGTAGCTTCAACTGAAATTGCTAGTGGTACTGCATTAGTTGGTGTATTCGGTGGTGGACAAGCTATCCATATTGTCGCAAGACAAGGTATGGAAGTTGCTATGTCTGATTCACACGACGCTAACTTCACAAAAGATATTGTTGTTATGAAGGCAACTGTAAGAATGGGTCTACCAATCTACAGAGCAACTGCATTCTGTTCAATAACAAACTTCTAAGAAATTAGATTATGGCTTTGATGTCCCATTCGTCTTATGAGAGTGGGACATCTAGCAAAAAGGAAATTATGAAATTAAAAAAAGATATATGGATAAATGATGAAGGATTCTGTGCTGAATCTGAAGGTGGATTACCTAAAGGTTGGCGTAAAGGCAAACTCGTAGCAAAAAAAGATTGGGAGATGTCTGAAGCAGAATTTAAAGCATTAAAATTCGTAGAAAAAAAAGCAAAAGCACCTGTAGAAAATAAAGCTAAGTAGGTTTTAAATGGCAGGTCAGTATATTGATAAAGCTGATTTTAAAGCATATATTGGTTTATCAGGCACGGCACAAGATGACAATATTGATAATGCCATTGACTCAGCTTCAAGATTAATAGATAAAATATGTGGTAGAAGATTCTACCAAGATAGTGTTGTTAATGTAAAAACTTTTACACCTAACAATAGTTTATATTTAGAAACACCTGACATATCTACAACCACAGGTCTTATTGTTAAATTAGATGATAATGATGACGGAACTTACGAAAAGACTTTAACTATAAATACAGATTTCATAGTTGAGCCAACCAATCCTAGAATAAATAGAATCATTGACGGCACAACTTATTATGAGCCTTACAATAAAATTACAATTCTTGATACAAGAAGCTCAGAGAGATTTGACTCAACAATTAAAAACAATGTTCAGATAACTGCTAAATGGGGTTGGACAAAAATACCTTCAGATATAATTACTGCAACATTAATTCAATCACTTAGATATTTTAAAAGAAAAGATACTCCATTCAATACTTATGGAGATGTCAATACAGGAGTTCACGAGCTTTTCGCTAAGATTGACCCTGATGTTCAAACACTACTTAAAGGCTTTAAAAAGACTACTTTAAGTGGTGTAATTCTATAATTTTTTTAAATTTTTTTTAAAACCCTATAAACATTGACCTTTTTTCTTATATTTTTTTAGAAATAAGTTGCAATATAATCAAAGATTATATAATATTTAAGTATGAATGAAACAAACAAAGGAAATAAAATGAACGACAAAAAATATACATTAGACCAAATTGCAATCTGTAACTTTACACAAGACCATATCTTCCCTAAAAAAGAAGCAAAAAAAATAGACGGATTTGTATTTTGTTCAAAAGATTGTAAAGACGGTTACAAAAGAGATAGAGATTATGAGAGAGAGATGAGAGGATATTAAATAAAACATAACTCAAAGAAGCCACCTACTCAGGTGGCTTTTTTGTTAGTATGTCTTTATGGCAACAAACAAAAACTTCCAATTTCAAGGAATGACAGAAATAAAAAGAAAACTTACTAATGCAGGTTTTACTTTAATTCCTTTGCGTCATCTTATGAATGAACACGCAGAAGTAATTGTTGAAGAAGCTAAAAAAGTAGTTCCTGTTGATACAGGTGCATTACAGAAATCTATTGGATTTAAAAGTGTTGCTATGGTTGGTAGGCTTCCAACTTCAATCAAAGTAGAAGCTACTGCACCACATTCTAAATTTGTACACGGAGATTTTAAAAGATTACCAAGTGGATATTCTTTACCACCAAAAAGAAATAGACAATCTTGGGGTAGCAAGTCTTGGAGAACTAGACCACACTATCCACCACTTCGCCCAATAGAAGAATGGGCAAGTAGAAAAACAGATGTGAATGCTTATTCTGTGGTACACTCTATCAATGAGCGTGGAACTCCATTAGTTCCATTCTTACTGATAGCCGAAAAGAATACGAGAAAAGATAGACGCAAAATTACTCAAAAAGTTTCAGCAGAAATTTCTTTGGCTTGGAAATTAAAAAGATAAGTGTAATATAAGGAGTAATATGCCGAAGCACAGTTACGGTGGCAATAGGTCATCAAGAAGAAGAAGTGGTGGAAGCAGAAGGAATAAATAAATGGCATTTGTACACGGAAAAGAAACAAAAGTTTATATTAATGAAAATGATTTAAGTAC